GCAGGTAAGTTTGTTTGAAAAGATTGGTCTTGCTGCAACTGCTCAAAAGTATTGGTCTGATAATGGTGTTTCTGTAACTCTATCATTTGATAAAAAAGAAGAAACAAAATTTATTGCTCCAGCACTTAATATGTATGAAGGCCAGTTAAAGGCTGTTTCATTCTTACCAATGGGAAATAAAACTTACCCTCAGCAACCATACACAGAAATATCAAGAGAAGACTATAACTCGTATGTTGGAACAATTGGTAAAATTGACTGGTCTGCAATTTATGATGGCAAAGATAACTTAGATGCAGAATCTGAAAAGTACTGCTCAACAGATGCTTGTGAGATTAAATTATATTAGGCCGTATCCTGCTATAATAAGGGGATAGGAGAGCCATGTCTAACCCATCCAATTTGTATGCAGAGAAGATCTTTAGTGAACACCCTCTGGTTCTTTGGGCACTAGACGATAAACTTGATTATATAAGTTTAATCTCAGAGTCACAAAGAAATATACTTGGCCTTTGGTCTAAAACAAGTTGTACGGCTTACTCTGGCACCTCTTTTGCAGGAGAACCATTTTCAACCAGTTATAACACAAAGATTAGATGTAACGTACCAGTAGGCTCAACAAATGAGGCAATACTAATCAGCCCAGGCATAGTAAATTTTCAAGACTTAGATTCAAGGCTTGGAACATTTTGCGTAGCAACACATTTTTATTCAAATACTCCCTATATTCAATCAGTTGCAATTGGATATGAATACACAGACACGACAACATCTCAAATAATTCAAAACCTAAAGGTCTTTCCAACTTCTTTATTTCAGGACTGGGGTTTTATATCTGAGACATTTGAAATCCCTGACGAAAATACAGACTTAAGGGTAGTTATAAAAATTATAACAACCTCTGGTGGAGCCACAACTGGAGACTATGAATTATATTTTAATGGTATAACTGTTGGTCAATGGTCTGAAGAGTTTAACGCAACATCTCTTGGCATAGAGTCAGAAACATTTCCAGCAAGCATTGATCTAACAACAACTAACAATGTTGTTGCAGCATCTGCTTATGGAATCTCTTCAGATACAGCATATTATTTAGTTGATGGAAATTATCTTGCTGCAAAGAATACTGGAATTCCATTAGTTTTTGGTGCATCTGGAATTACAAAACTTGTACCAAATGGAAACGACCCATCAATTATTTTTCCTGGCAAAGGCTTTTTGCATGAAGAGGGAAGATATAATAATTATACTGTTGAATTTTGGGCAAGACTTAGTTCAGAGACAAATACAGCCAAAAGAATATTTGGTCCTATTGGAAGCGAAGATGGACTCTATGTAGAGGGTGGATTCTTAACACTTTTTATTGGAGGAAATTTTGCTTCACACTTTGTTGGTGAGTGGTTTAGGCCAATGCTAATTCATATTGCTTTAACTAGTAATAACGCAATAGTAATGATAAATGGAGAGCAAGTTATATCTTTAGATTTTATTACTTCGTCAATTAGTTTAGCCTCTGGAGTTGAAGAAAATTGGCTTGGATTCTATGCACATGAAGATGTAACTCCAATTGAGATAGATGCCCTTGCTATTTATTCTTACAGAGTTCCAGACATTGTTGCAAAAAGACGTTGGGTTTATGGTCAGGGCGTAGGTTCATCAGAAAATATTGATTCTGCTTATAGCGGAACCTCTGCTGTAATTGATTATCCATTTGCTGATTACACCGCTAATTATAATTACCCAAGTTTCGCACAATGGCAACAGGGAAGTTTTGATAACTTATCCACAACTGCAACATCATTAACAACCCCTGAATATGTTTTGCCTACAATTTTTACGGGTACAAAAACCATTCAAGACTTATATGATGATTCAGATACACTGTATTCAAACATAGCAAGTGGAAACCTTGGCACCGATAGTAGATTCATATCACTAAATCCTAACAACTCCTGGGACAATGAAGGAGCATATATTAACTTTTCAAACTTTAATATATTAAATGATCAAGTGGCTTCTGTCTACGGAGTCTTTCAAATAAACAACCAAGGCAGTGGAACCAACGACGAAGAGCAAATATTGTTTAAAATATACAATCAAAGCACAGGCAATTATTTTACTGTTAATGTAGACGGTCTGGAGATTGTTTACTCTTTAGTCTACGGTGGAGTTTCAGAAGAGATTTATCGTACAGACGATATTGGACTTCAGGAACTTTTTGCAGCAGGAATTAATATTCAAGATCTTGTGTTACAAAATGGTGGAAACGTCGCTACATTCTTTGGAAATCAAAACTCTTTAAGCCTCTACGTTGGTGGAGACAACTCTGGAGATAAAACCTTTAAGGGTTATATTTTTTCTGTTGGTCTTTCAACAGCCTTAAACTCAAATGAGATATCAGCATATTTTGAAGATAATGGAACTGCTATCGTTGATACCTATATTGGAAGCGGAGTTGAGTATTCAGAAAATGCCCTTGCCCTTTTAGAACACACAGCAAGTTATACTCTTTTACCAACATTTGCATATAATAAATTATTTTTAGATATTGGAGTTTCAGGGCACTGGGAAGATTACCTACCCTTATCTTATTTTGGACAATATATTCAGAATGATATCGGAAATTCTTTTTATGACTTAGATTTCTTACAATTTAACCTTGGATATCCATCTACATCTAGCCTACTGCAATCAGAGACTGTTGGATCCTGGACATACCAAGGACTAAAAGATGAATATAGAATCCCAACAGAAAAAACTTATGGAGAGTTAGATAATGCACTTTTTACTGGTTGGAGTAACTACCAAGATTTATCACAAAAATCTTTAAAGAATTATGAATATAATACAGAGCAGGCATCAATTAGAAGTTATATAACTTTTCAGTATATTCAAGATGGGGCAAATGCTCTCCCTAGCACATTTACAACTACGGTTTCTGCAAAAGAAAACTCAGTTGTTGACGTTTCTGAATACGCATCTTGGAATACAACAAAGTTTGAAGTTGTTGATAATACATTAATCTATCCAAGAAAAGATATTGACTTTAATGATTTAGCAATTGTTTATAGTCTTGACTTTAATGTTCGTGGAATTTTAACAAAACCAGTATCTCTTAAAAAACTAGAACTTGCGTCTCAATCTTTTAATGAAAACTCATTTAACCCAATTGGAACAAGGTTTGGAACTGACCTATTTCCATACAAACGCTCTGGGATCTACTATGACTATAAGGGAAAAAATCCTTTTAGTATTTATAAAGGCAGCACTCCATATCTTTATTTTAATAAAACATGTGGAATTCAGGTTCGTGGAGATTTTGACTACAACTTTGATCGTGGTATTTCAATGCCTATTAATCAATCTATTGCAGACAATTATAGAGTGAGTGCTTTCCAGTCTTGGGTTAAATACGATAAAAGATCTTTTCCTTTAACACCAATAAGTTTATTTGAAATAAAACATAAGGCAGACACTATTGTTTTTAATGTTGTTGCAAATGATGAGTTTGGACAAAGAGGCAGAATATTTGCAAAAAACAAAAGTGATAACTCAGACTTTGACAATCTTTCATATTTTATAAATGGAAAACTTGTTTATAATCCAGTATTAACTCTTAATGAGTGGGCCGTGCTGGGTATAAACTTTGCAACAGCCCTAAATCTTGATTTATTTTTAGGATCTGTAAATCTAAATAGCCCAGCAATATTTAATAACATCTCCTTTTACCAAGCAAATAATCTTCAACAGTTACAATCTAGAGGCACTCGGCCTTGGAGCAGAGTTAAGCAAGATGGAGAAACTGAGCAAGATTGGGCATTTTGGCTAAACAATTATTCATGGGATAGCACCTTGTTTACATTAGCCTCAGCGCTGTATGGAGTAAACGCACAGGATGTTTATAATAATTACATGGGAACTAATAAGATTATCATTGATGACGAAGAAGGTATGGTGTTTGATGCCGACAAGATGAGAGTCTATAATGACACTAGTTGGTCAGTATCGGTAGGCACACCAGTATAGTCTGCTATACTTATGGTTATGGATTCTCTATTTAGCCCAAAAACTGGTAAGCCTATTGTTGAAAATGTACGACGTAAGGTCATTGACAAGCATTATGACTGGGGTCTGTACGTATATAAGAAGTCAAATGGCAAGTGGTTTACTGATGGAACTGGTTCTGTATTAAACATTCCCGCTCAAAAAGGTGACATCTCAAAGATTGCAGAACTTAAAAGGGCTGCAGTATTTAATGGTGACGATGGAGATGGCACAGCCCACTTTGTTGCGGGACTGACAAGAGTATCTGAAGAAGAATATTCAGAACAAAAAGATAGAATGAGACAAGGTTTGATTCCAAATCTTAATGATCTTGGCGCAATAGCCGATGCACAAAAAACATTAAACACACACGGAAGGGATGCGTACGAAAGTGACTGATGATGATAACTTCCAGTATGTTAGAGCAAGCCTAAATACTCAAGAACAAGAGGATAGCCAGTTTAAGGGTAGCGACCCATTTAATAAAAACTGGGAAGAATTAAAAGAATACTCTGGACTAGATCAAAACTTTCGCCGTCGTATAGTAAGACAGATTAGTAAAGCAGTATCTCCAACACCAGCATATTTGGATTCTGCAAATGCAGTGCCTGCTGGAGTAGATGATGCTGGATCAAAGGCTCTTAATCCTGGAACTGTATACAGAAATGGATATGGTCTATTTGATGTAATTACACCACCATACAACATGTATGAACTAGCAAATTTTTATGACACATGTTTTTCAAACCACGCAGCAATTGATGCAAAAGTAGAAAACATCGTAGGTCTTGGTTATAGGTTTGATGTTACAGATAGAACTTCGCTAAGATTAGAAACTTCAGAAGATGAAGGAGCAACTGGTAGAGCAAGAAGCAGAATTGAAAGAGCAAAAATTGAACTTCGTGATTGGCTAGAAAACCTTAATGATGATGATAGTTTTACAAAAATCATGGAAAAGGTTTACACAGATGTAGAAGCAACTGGTAATGGATTTATTGAAGTAGGTAGAACCACTAAAGGCGAGATTGGTTATATTGGTCATATTCCAGCAACTACGGTTCGTGTTCGTAGACTCAATGATGGCTACCTTCAAATTATTGGTCAGGCTGTTGTTTACTTTAGAAATTTTGGTGCAACTAATACAAACCCAGTAACAGCAGATGGCCGTGCAAATGAAATTATTCACCTTAAGTCATATTCTCCATTAAATACTTATTATGGAATTCCAGATATTGTTTCTGCAATGCCATCATTAATTGGTGACCAACTAGCATCAAGATACAACATTGATTATTTTGAAAACAAGGCTGTACCACGATATATAATTACTCTGAAGGGTGCAAAACTTTCTGGAGATGCAGAAGACAAAATGTTTAGATTTTTACAGACTGGACTTAAGTCACAGTCTCACAGAACTCTTTATATCCCCCTTCCTGGAGATACAGACCAGAATAAGGTTGAGTTTAAGATGGAGCCAATTGAAAACGGTATTCAAGAAGGATCTTTCAAAGAATATCGTAAACAAAATCGTGATGACATTCTAATTGCTCATCAGGTTCCTATATCTAAACTTGGTGGCTCAGATTCTGGTTTGGCAGCAGCACTCTCCCAAGATCGTACATTTAAAGAGCAGGTTGCTAGACCAGCACAACATCATTTAGAGAAGGTCGTTAATAAGATTATTAAAGAAAAAACAGATGTTCTTGAACTTAAGTTTAATGAACTAACTCTTACAGATGAAATTGCTCAATCGCAGATTCTTGAAAGACTTGTTAAGACTCAAATTATGATGCCAAACGAGGCTCGTCAGGCTCTTGATTTGCCACAACGCAAAGATGGAGATGAGCCTTTTGTGATGACTCCAAGACAGGCAACTGATGCTGCTGCAAATCTTTCT